GTGAGTTCCACAAAGCAGCCATTCGGTGCGGGGTTGAAAGTCCGCCCGAGAATTCGGAACTCCTTCGCGAACCAGCCGTACTTGGGAATCGTCAGCGTCACGCTGTCGAACAGCTCCAGCGGGTAGGCCTTCATCTTGAAGGGCAGCGTGACGGTCAGAGAGTCGCGGCCGTCGCGCAGCATGATGCCGGCGATGTGCGTGGCCTGGCCGGCGTTGAAGACGGTCGTCATCTTCACTTCCTGGCTCAGTTCGATGCCATCGCGCGCAATGTAGGCCTCCGCACGGAACGGCGGCACAGCCACCTCGACGTAGCCGGCCGCCTCGTCCCAGATCCGAGGCGCCACGACGTTGATCTTGTCGGTGCGTGGCTTGTGCGGATTGATGGTGACCGGGACTTGAGCCACCGTGCCGTCGCTTCCCCGCTGCACGACGGCGAGGTCGTCTTCCACAAGCGCCATGACCGGCGCCTGGTACACACCAGCCCGGACGCTGTATGTACCTCCCGCGTAGGCCCATTCCCCGCCCATGCCCTGCGCCAGGTCGTCCAACACGCCGCGAGGGTCGGCGCCAAAGGGAAACACGCCATTCGCGCGGAACATGGGCACGATGGGGGCACCCGTCCAATAGCTGATGGGCGTGTCGCAGGCATTGGCCGCCGCGATGATGCGGGCTTCCTCGGCCGGCGTGAGGCTCGTGCGCTTGCCGAACTGCGGATGCAGCATGACGTGACGCATCATCAGCGCCGGGTTTTCGCTGAAGGCGGTCTGCCCCGTGCGCGGGTCGTACATCTTCGCGCCGCGCAGCTGCGCCGTCACGGTCACCAAGCCCGTCGGAAAGGCACTCTCTTCATAGACGAACTCGCAAGAGAGGTAGGCGACTCCGCGCGCGCGGTGCGCCGCCGTCCACACGCCCGGCAGGAATGACTGCATCCGAGCATCGGCCGCCTGATCGACAGAGCCGTTGTGGAAGTAGACCCGCGCGACGGACAGGAAATTGACCCACTGGTAGGACACGTAGTAGCTGACACCGGATTCCCAGCCGTCGATCGTCACCACATTGCCTTCCAACTTGAAAGGCGCGTCACCCGACCCGGTGTTGTCGATGCCGCCGTACTTGAACCAGGTCACCTTCACCGAACTGGCGATGGGCGTGTGATCCAGAACCACCACCGCGCCGAAGGAGGACTGGGTAACGCTCTCGGTGGTGGTCTTGCCCCAGGGCGCCGTCGTCACATTGCCGTTGGCGTCCAGATCGATGGGCGTGTCGTTGAAGTAGATGCGCTCGATGCCGTCGATCTCGTGGCCGGCCAGGGCGATGAGCCGCAAGAAGGTCGAGTTGTGTGGCGCCACCGCCGAATCGAAAAAAATCGAGCCGCCCTTGCGCACGCGGCCCATGACGAGTTCACGCGCGTCGATGGTGCTGCGACCGTTCACCATGCGATCGACAACAGAGGCCTCGAACTGCTGTCGCGCCTTCGTTTCGGCCCGGCGCTTCTGGCTGGCCGACAGGGCGATGGTGGCAACGGTGAAGCCTGCGTAGACCGCAACGGTCACGGCCGTGCTTACCGCCGCAGCACCGCCTGCCCCACCGATGACTGCTAGAACTGCTTGAGGCATTAGATCTTCCAGGCCGCAATCGCAGCATCCATTCCGAGGGAAACAATCCCGGCTTCGCCGGGCGCCAACACATTCACGCCATTGCACACACCGAGCATTTCGCGCCCGGCATTCATCACCAGCACCACGTCACCGACACCAGCCAACAGCGGCGCCACGGGTGCGCCCAGAAAGTGGGATGCAATCCCCTGCAGGCCGCCGGCCCTGTCCAGCTGGCGCAGCGTGCGGCGCAATGCCTGGCGGGACTCCTTCGACTTGGTGCCGTAGGGCTCGAATGACGCCATGGGGTTGACGCCGGTCAGCGCCTCGACAGCGGCGGCCGAGAACCTGCAGCAGTCGTTATGACCCCATCGAAAGGGCGCGCTTGCGCGGTCCTGAGCGAATGCCGAGAACCGAAGTTGCCAGTCTGGAAGCCTCATTTGCCGGCCAATGCAATGAGCCACTGCTTGCCCGCCCAGACGATGGGTTTGTTCAGTTGGTACTCTTGGAAATCGAAGGCCAGGTCACCGGGATACAGCGACTTCTGATCGGCGCTGCTGTAGGTCAGCGGCGTGCCGCGCAACAGATCGAGCTCGCTACTCTCCGCTGACACGGGAATCGTGCATGTCTCGCCGTCCTCCTGAATGCTCATCAGGTCGAGCCGGCCCGTCCAGTCAATGGGCGCATCCAGCAACTGCATGTTTGCATCCAGGATCGCCGTGCGGATGGTTGCCGGCGTGCCTTGCACGATGCCGGCATCATCCAGCGCCAGCGGAATCGCCTCGGAAGAGGCGCCGGACAGCTCGAAGTTCAGGCCCTTGACCTGCCCAGGCGAATCGGTGATCGGGCTGATGGTCCCGAGCCCGGAAGCACCTCGATAGGAGATCCCGTTGTGCACGATGTCGCGATTCGCCGAGCACAAGGCAACCGGCAGCCCCGGAAAGTCCAAGTAGATCAGCTGGGCGATGTACAGCAGCGGGGCATTCAGGGCCGCGATGGTGTCGGGTGAAAGCATCCTCACAGAATGGCCTCCACGAAGTCGAAGGGCACCTCTGGTGAATAGCCGGGGATGTACTGCACTGCCGAAGCCGAGGTCATCCGAAACAGGGCACCAGGCTTGTCCCACACCACTGCCTGACCGACGACGGTCGCGCGGCGCAGGCGGCTCGCAATGGGAATGCCGATACGGCCATTGGCGTCCGCAATGCGATCCTCTGCAGCCTGCAGGAGCATGCCGTTCACCTCGAACAGGTCACCACCGCCGACCGACGCGAAAGGCTGGCCACCTTCGACATAGATCGAGTCGGCGCCGGGTCCGGTCGCCAAGAAAATCTTCAACGTCCCGCGCATCGTGCCGCGTGGCTGCGGGCGCACAAAGTGGTGGAGCCGCACTGTGTTCGTCATCCCGCGCATCGAAGCAATAAAGGACTCGATCAGTGCCGCGTCGTAGAACTTGCGGTTTGGCAGCGTGAGAGAAATCACCCAGCGGTCATTGAGCATGTCGATAACCTGCTCGCTGCCGCCACCAGGCGAAGACACAACGCGCTGATTGGTCTGCAAGCGCAGGATGAACGAGTTCGGGCAGAACTTGGGCGGCAGGGCAATCGTGCTCATGCAAGGACACCCCCTCGCGAGCGGCTGCGCGCGATCTCTGCCGCAATGCGGCGCTCGGTGTTCTGCTGCGCCTGCAGCACCTGCGCCATGCTGGCCACGTCGCCGACCGTGTTGTTGATGTTCACCACCACGGGCTTACCGCCACCGCCACCGCCACCGAGCGCATGGTTCGGGATGATCTTGCCGGCCGTGTTCGGCACGAACAACTCGGGCCCACGCTCGCCGACGATTGATGCCTTGCCGATTGGGGGCGAGCCGCCATCAGCGAAGAAGCCGCCAAACCACTTGCCCAGATCGCCGAGCGGGCCGGCGCCAGCTCCACCGGTGCCAGTGCCAAAGGCATTGTTTGACTTCAGCAAGCCGTCGAGCGCATCACTACCGCCCATCCCGAGCGCCTGGCTAAGTGCACCGGCCAGCGGCCCCGTGATCTGCTGCTTGATGACGATCCGCGCGATGTCGCCGATGATGGAATCGACAAGGCTCTTGAAGTCAAGCTTGCCAGTCTTCACGAAGTTGACCAGCGCATCTTCCATTCCGCCGAAAGCGTTCTTCACAGCATCCTCGGTCTGCTTGAAGACGTTGGCCGCCTCGTCGGCGTAGTTGCGTGCACCTTCCGAGGCGCCAAGGTTGAATGCCTTCTGCCGGGCGTCCAGTTCCGCGTAGTAGTCGCGATAGCTGTCGATCGACTTCTTCTGGAACTCGTTGATCAGGTCAAGCTCGCGCTTGTAGTCGTCCTCACGCCCGGCGAACTTCCCGCCACGGCGGTCGCGCTCCAGATCCTGGCGCTTCTGTTCGTAGGTCTGCTCGATCTGGTTGATCGCTGCGGCATAGTCGCGCTGCTTCGTGCCCTGCCCCATGCCGGCCAACTCCAGCGCTCGGGCCTTGTTGGTGACGTCCAGGAACGACTCCGCAGCCGCGCGCGCATCGAGCATCGCAACGGTCAGCTTCCGCGTGGAACCCTCAGCTTCGATGTTCAGGGTTGCAAGCTGCGTCGCGGTGTCTGCGCGGCTCTTCTTCAGCTCGGCCTCGGCGTCGTTCAGCTTGCGCTGGTTGTCGATGGCGTCTTTTCCG